GGGCCTACCGGAAACATACAATTCGCCCTGGATCCCAAGCAACCTAAAGATTCCGAGGTAACATTGGGGATCAACATTAATGATTCAGAGTTTCCGTTTACCGATAAAATCCTTGAAGGAGTCAAAGATATTGAGACAAGGACTTTCGACCAGCTGAAACCATATGTAGGGAAAAGGGTGGGGATAGTAAGGACAGGTGTAGGTGAGGCGCGAGTGGTTGGATATGCCACAATTGGAGAGCCTAAGATATACGAAACCTATGAGCATTTCCGGGAAGATAGTGGTCTTAACGAAGAGACAGGTGAATTATTAACAAATGAAGAGTGGTCTGAGATACGAATCGGTGAAGGCCAGCACTTAGACCCTTCGTCGGAGCGTGGTGCATATGGTCGCCATCTAGTTCCCAAGCACAGCAAGTATGATTTTGGCAAGTGGCGCTTAACAACCCGAAAGCCTCATAGAAAATTCGGTTATCCCTTATTGGATGTAACCAAAGAGCCACTTCCATTCAAGCCGATTGGCAATGAGCAAGTGGTTAGGAAGATTCGGATAGATCCAATAATAGGAACTACATCAAGAGTTCCAATTGGGGAGATTGCCGACAAACCATTTTACTCCACAATTGAGGAAGCGATCAAGGTTGCGGATCTCATCCCGGAGAATGAGCGGAAAAATCTCCCGAATCCTCCATCTGCCGATTGGGTAATGAGGCTCTTGGTGGATAAGCATGGCAATCCACTCCCCGGAATAAAGAAATTGGAACTCGATATGTTGGGCCTTGAGTCAGCCCTACCGGATATTCTTGAGAAAACACGACGCAGTTTATCTGACGCCCCTTATCCAGTCTGGGATGAGCTTAAAGATTCAAAGGGCGATCCTCCCCATACTACTGCAAAAGATTATAAGCGCATCTGGGTGGATGAATTCAAGAAGAATGTCCTGCGCTACATAGCCGACAATAAGTATGAAATTCAGATCATAAAGCTGGAGGGGGGAACTACTCGCCATAAGAATTGGGGGAATCCAGGTGGGCCGGCTACAAATTATCGGGAGATTCTTTTTCAGCTTCCCGCCGGGGAAGGAAAGTATCGAGACTTTAAGGGGGAATCTAAACCCCGGGTGTCTCAAAGTTTATCGGGATTTAAGCGGATTGGTCACTTTCCCCAAGTGGATGTTTCATGGTGGATTAGAGGTGATGATAGACTGGATTCATCCCAAACACTTAAACTCAATAATCTTCTAGAAACGCAGGCCGATATGGTCGTGATGTTTAGAGAGTTAAAAGCCACCTGGATTGGTGAGCAGTTAAATATGCTCAACGATGACGGGAAGTTGAGTAAAGCCAAGTTTAAAAATATATCCAATAATGAGATTGCAGAACTAGAGAAAAAGTTGGCAGAGGCAAAGGATGCAACCCCGGAGGCAAAGAAGATACAAAAGCAGATAGAGAAAACAAGAACAGCCCTTCGGAAGTCATGGAACGATAAGGCTCATGCAAGATTTAGTCCTGTAATGGAGAATCTGGATGAACTGGTAACCAAGCAGGTTAAAGCCCGAAAGGCGCTTGCGGATGCTGAGTTAGACTTGTTGACGATTGTTTCAAGTGAGTTCCCGCCAGTATATGAGGATCCCTTTGTGAAGCAGGCTCAAGATCCGGGAATGGCAATGACTGCGATTACTGCCATGTATGGGCGCTGGCTTCAATGGCGGAACGCAGGATTTCCGTTTGGTTTCTCTGGCGTGACCCCTTGGTCTACCAATCCTTGGGGAAGAATGCTTAGTGAAAGACTAGGCCTTGCAAAAGGACTTTTTCCGCAAGGCATAACTGACATGAGCCTTGATACGACAATTTTTGAAGTTCATGATAGAATTCTTCAGTTGCCTTCTAGTGTAAGTGCTGGCGATGCCGTTGAAGAGCAGATAAGAGCCTTATCTCTTGGGCAATGGGATCACCTCATAGGGCCTAATCTTAACGAAGAAGACTTTTATCAGAAGGTTATCCGAGAGATAGTGAACTATGCGGATAAGCATTTCCGCAATGCCATTGAATCTCTCACCTCTGATCCAGAGAAAAAGAAGAAGTTTTACGATGCTCTTAGGGAGACACACAAGCAGGTCAATAATTATGGGAATACTATAAAATCTGCGGAAAATGAATTCTTAGCTGAGACTTGGACTCCGTTTGAAAAAACCTGGTTTGAGGTTGCTATAAAGTATTGGTTGTGGGATGCAATTAAGAAGGGTGATGATGCCATTACTTGGCCTACCGGAAGACAGCAGATTGATTTCAATGAAGCTGATCTTCGGCAGAATGTAGATAAAATCACTTGGGAGAAACAGGTTCGTTTACCTCCGCCTACAGTTCCCGTCACTGAGGCAGGTAGGGCTGCAGCAGAAGCGAGTACAGCTTTATCCATAGAGGATTTTAATGCCGGATTAACATGGTTAACCGGAAGCCCGGATGTAGCAATGGCGATCTCACACGAAGAGATTGAGGAGTTTACTTATGAATTGTATAAAGAGTTAGCTGATTTTGTGTTCACTATGGATGATCCCTATACGGATCCGGAAAGACCTCTTGGAGAGGTGAGGGAGGTAGCTGACTTGAATCGGGTTCAACACCCTGCTGATGGTGAGGGGATTCCTCCCGATCTATATGACGATCGGGCGCATGGGTTTGATGTAGAAATGGGCATTCGGTTGAAGGACACGAAAACCCTCTATGATATTTTAGATGTCAATATACCCAGGGGTCATATACAGGGGGAAGAAGTGAGTAATAGGCTTAGAGACTTTATCAACAATAGCGAGATTCCCAACGATATCCTGGAAGAAGAGTTATACCCAGAAGCACCGGGACTAAGGCCTACGCAAGAAGGAGAACAGGAGATACCATTCCCGCCAATCCCGATTGATGAAAACAATGATGGGAATATTCTTAGTGTCCAAGAGTTTTTAAATGGGGTCAATTGGATAGAAGAAAACGGGCCACCAATATCTGATAGGGATTACTACGAACAGGCATTTAACTGGGCAGACACTTGGCAGGAAGTATCAAGGGAGTTTGCTTCTCCCGATGAGGATGGAGTTGCCCCCTTTACTATCGACGATACCAATGCGGGTTATGCAGATCAACTACGCGCCCAGATGAGAAGAGTCTGGCTAAATACCGTAGGAGACTACCCCACTACCCCAAGCCCTCAAGCAGCACCGCCATTGCCGGAAGAGTTCCCGGATCTCCCAGCGACAGTAGACTTTTTTGATATCAATAATGCATTGGATCAAGACGATTATAGAGATGTGCTTTATTGGTTGATGGTCAACTATCCTTCAATTTTTGATAGGGCAACGGAAAACCAACAAGAAATTTTAAGAGAACGTGAGGATTTCCAGCATGAATTCGGGAACGCAGACAGTAGAGTCGCTGTATATTCGTTTTCAGCTCGTGAATATGAGGTGTTTGCAGATAATAATGGGGGGGAGGTTTATGAAAGATCGAATGAACTCCGCGATGCCGTTCGTTCAGCAATCACCCCTGAATTGCCGGCAGCAATCACCCCTGAATTGCCGGAAGGCTTTCCTCTTACCCAGGAAGAACTTAGTTCTACGGATACTTTCATTGATAGTGATACATACCGTAATGCACTGCAGTGGTTAATAGATAATAATCACCATGCTATTTTCGACCAATTTATAGAAGGTGAACCCATAAGAGAACAGTTTGAGGCCGGCCGGAACGAGTGGCTGGAAGAGGGTGCTACTTGGGAAGGCTTTGACCGCGTATGGAAAGCAGACTTTGCCACCAATAATGTCTATGAGACTGATGAGACTGCTGATGGCCCAATTCGCACCTCCAATAGTCTGCGTAGCGTTCTTCGGACTGCGCTTAGTCGGCCTGACCCGGCATTGACCCCACCTCAAGAACTACCCGAAGGACTAGAGGTCAGCGTGGGGGCAGATAGGTTTTTTGATTCTAATTTTGAATTAAGTCCGGAGGATTTCAGAGCAGGGGTGGAGTGGCTACTGGATAATGCCGGGAGGGAAGATGTTGATGCTTTAGTAAGTGACCAAGCGGAAAATCTCCGCCAGGATCATCCCGCTATCACGGAGAATAGAGCAGCAACTGAGGATGAGCTGGTTGGTCAGTATCTATTCCAATATGCGAGCCATTATTCGAGGCCGCAGGATGATAATGCTTTAACGTATTCAAATGATCTGCGTAAGGCCATTAATGATCAAATCAACCCCACCCCGACCACGCAAGCTGATTTTGCTCTGCGCAACACGGCGCGTTCAATTGATGATATTGTTTTTAGGATAGATGAACTTGAGGGTGGAGCTTACTATACTACGGAAGCATTTGATGACGCAATAACCTGGTTGCGATTCAACGCCCCGTATTATCTCTTGCAGGCGTATAAGCGCCGTTATGGGGATCTAGAGGAGTATTCACCTACAACTGTTTATCGTGCTTATGCAACTATGGGGGACATCTATGATGATCGGTATAGATACCCCGATGAAGAAGGACAAGACGAACATCTTCGAGAAACTACCCAGGCAGTAAATGCTGCTATCCGGGCATCGCAAACACTTCCACCAGAGCAAGCGCCAGCCCTTCCGGCTCAAGGCCTCCTTAGACCCTCACCACCGGGTTGGGATCCTAATACCCGAATTGCAGCAGACCATGTTTATGAAGAGATGGTTGATTGGCTAGTGGAAAACTCTCCGGAAGAATTCTTAGAGGCAGCTTGGAAGCTGCACGAATCGACCTTTGAGGGTGATCAAGAAGACCGCGTTCCAGTAACTGTGGAGTCAGCCCATGAACTCGTTTTGGATATGTATGTTGGGGATGGAGCCAACATGAAGGATGATGATTATTTTGAAGAGGCTACCTCGGCAATGAATACTGCGGTGAGGAGGTTTATTAATCATGCGGATCCTATAGTCCCGAGGCCACCTATTTGGCCGGAAGCTGACCATGCCAGAGTTGTAGACCCTGAAATCCCAGGTGCGTTGGAGGGAGATTTGTTTGCAAGAGGGAATTGGGCAACCAGGGCCAAGATTCTCACTACCGATGAATATGAAGAGTCTTTAAGATGGTTATCTAAATACAACCGTCCTGCTTGGGATGAATTGACCAATATGGGGCAAGATCAAGTAGGGGCAGTCGGAGGATGGGAGGAACTTAATGCTAGTAGTTGGGAGGATGCTGTGACGAAGATGCAAGAGGACTTGTATTCACAGATAATACACGAAGGAACAATTCCTGCTCACAATAGAATGGAGCAGATCCGCTACAATATAGAACAGGCAGTTCGTGATTCCAATGCAGTGCTTGTTGCGGTCCGTGATTCATGGGCGAACCGGGGAGAGTTGGCGAATGAACTTCGGGAGGCTATGCCTGCCCTTCCTGGTGTTGGCATACCGCAGGAAACCGGAAAAGTAATAATAAAAACTTTTAAGGATGGCCGAGAGAGGCAATTTGAAATGAATTTAAAGGGGGAAACATATGTCAATGGACAACACATTACCCTAACTCAATTGCTTGCGAATGAGGATGCAGCTGATGAGATTCGCCAATCAAAAGAACTCACCGGAGTTTTTGAGGGAGACAATCTTTCCATTGGAGGGACAACACATAAGTTTTTGTATGATGAAGCAATCATATATTTCCTTAGAAAATACTTAGGCAAGCACATTGTTGAGAGGGCATATAAAGAAATTGAGATTGAGGATAGAAACGGGACTAGAATGATCAATGGTTTGCTGCTTACCCCGGAGATCATAGACAAGATTAGAGATCTATCCCCTCCTGGCAAAGTCGGGGCTGCCGGTCAATTTGCCTTAGACCCTAAGAAGGGGAACCAACTAGCAGCTATAAGTGATTTGCAAGCATTTAGGGATGCCTTGGATCGAGCGCCGCCAGATGCAGTGTTGGGAGCATATCCGGCAATGGCTTTTTCAAGCACAAGCCCAGAGATCGTCGATGCATTGGCTAAAAAGGTGGAGGATATCCTCACACCGGATTCAGCCCTGGATCACCATTATGGAGAGCAGGTTTATGGTATGCAGGAGTCTGCTGCCAAAGCTGCGTCCACGGCGATTCAGGGCGGAGAAGAACCAGAGGTTTACCGAGATATAATTAAAGGTAGAGAAAGAATAGATGATTGGGAGAGGTATCCCCAGCTCAATGAAATGGTCAAAGACTTCGCCTATGAACAGGCGACAATGAGCGTGATCCCGGATACGAAACGCACTAAGAGGCAAGAGAACTTTATTAGCGTATGGAATCGCTTCAAAGATAAGCCGGATAGTTCCTATGCCAAGGCAGCGTCAAAGGCGCTACAGAAGGACTTCGGCCCAGACTGGAAAGAAGTCATCGAGAGAGGTGATATAACAGTAATTAACCCCGGCAAGGCTCCCCAGTTCGCCCTGGATCCCAAAACCGATGGAAACTTTGCTACATGGAAAGGTAAGCCATTTTGGAGTGGTGCGTTCAGCTTGCTAGACGGGAAGATTGAAGAGGTTCATCCATACTCTAAAGCTGAAGCCTCTGATTTTCATCATAGTTTCTATTTTAGTCCTGGGGCTATTGAGAGGATGGATAATGGGGAATCTGCATTTTTCTGGGTTGATAATGATGGAAGCATCAACACTGATTGGTCAATGAAAGCAGGTCGCGTAACCTACGCCCCGCCCAGTGTTAATGTGGGTTTTCGAGATCCTGATACCCCGGCTTCAACGGCTGACTTAATAAAAGAACAGATTGAGTTTATTAAAACAAAAGGGAAGCCTCCCCAGTTCGCCCTGGATCCTCCGAAACCGGGAGGGCAGACAATTGCCCCGGATGGGAGTAGGACAAAGATAAAGGGAACAGTCTTCTTCGCCGGGGGTGGGATGAAAGAATGGTTGCTTGGTGGAGTTAACTGGAAGGTTGTCAATGAGTATGCACCTGAGATCGCTGCCGTCCATGCGAAGGCTCATGGAAGCAAGCCCACTATTAAGGATGTATCAGAGTTTGTAAATACAGCCAAGAATCTTAGTAGCATCCCGAAGAACGGATACTTCACTGCTAGTCCAGTATGCAAGAATTACTCTGCGATAAGTGAGGCTGTCGGGGATTCAGACTTGGATATAAAGACAGCAGAAGCTGTAGCCAAGGTCATCGATGAAAGAACTCCGGCTATATTCACCTTGGAGAATGTAAAAGAATACGCATTTCCTCCAAAGAAGGGAGGCAAGGCGCAACCCACTAAGGCGTTGGACATAATTACAAACGCTTTGGATGCCGGTGGATATAAGTGGCATGGGCAGGTCTATGATTCTGCCGACTATGGCGCGCCTACAACAAGGAAAAGATACTTGCTTCGGGCAACCAGGCATGGAGACTTGCCCCCGATACCTACACCGACTCATGGCCCAACAACTAATACGCCGCATTTGGGATGGTATGATACTGTTAAAGATATTATAGAGGACTTGCCCGATGTTCCCCTTGCTAGTCTCAGAAGAGCAAAATACATCTACCGCTCATTTAAGAAATACGAGGGGGGTATGGATCCGGAGAATGTCCCGGAGCCGATCCTTGTAGGTGGAACAGTAGTTCATTACCGGGTGAATGCCGCCAGACCTAATGAACCTGCTCCAACAATTCTAGCAACTCCTCGGGCGGTTATGCGTATTTTGCTCCCTGGAGGCAGGGTCAAGAGAGTGACTGCCCGAGCCAAGGCAAGGATGTCCGGGCTGGGTGACAACTATCCTCTGCCCTCTGATGCATTGCCTACAGGCCCGGATGTTAAGTGGACAGCAGAGCAAAAGAGACTGGAGGATACTTCCGGGACTGTCATCGGGAATGGAGTCCCACCGGCATTGGCCGCCGAGGTATTCGGCCCGTTAATCCAGCAAGAGATTGCTAGAAGAGAAAAGTATCGCCCCCAGTTCGCTCTGGATCCTAAGAAGGACTTCCCACATCTCCGTATCCCCACTAGACTAAAAACGTCAGCAAAAGCAACGGATGTCCACAATGCAGAGAACGTAGTTGGGATTGAATCTGTGCAGCCCAAAAAGGCGAAAGAGAACATTGATGCGATCAAGCTAGGCCGCAAAAAAGGATTAGGATATACAGACTGGAAACCTGGAGATGAGCTTAAAGGAAAGAAATATGATCAATACCAGGAAGACTTTATTGAGCATCTAGTTGAAAACCTATTGTGGTTGCATGACAAATTTAAGGAGTTTGCACCGGCGTTATACAAGAGATCGAAGTTATGGTATGAGGGGGCGCTTCGGTTGGCTATTAAGTGGTCAAATAGATTTGGTGTTCCCATTCAAGCAGTGGCAGGAGCGATTGCCGCCCTATCTCCCCAGCGCCATTGGTTTGCAAACATTAGTTTAACTGAACGAGTTTTAGATATTATTACAGAGTTTCGCGATCTTCCTTGGGTGACAGAGGAAACCAGGAAGAGCATCGCTGGAGATAGGAAAGTTAAAGTCGAAAAAATGCAAGAGGCTGCGAACTTCTTGTTTAGAAACAAGTCGCCTAAAGTAAGGAAAGCAAGAATAGCCGTTATAGAAGGGAAAACTTTCGCAGAGGTTTGGAATGCAGATTATTCTGAATACGGCAAAAAAGCCAAAGTAGTAAGACAAGATGCAGTTGGTGATTATATTCGCGTGTTTGACATTGCTCACTTTAGTAAAAAGTATTTACGAACAAATCCAGAGGGCGAATTTACCGGAGAGTGGCCTATTCCTATTCAGTGGGGATCGAATGCATTTATATTCAAAGCTGCCAATGTAATTGTTAATCCATCACATGAGAATGTTTCATTCTGGATGGGAACGTATCACAAGATACGGAATTTCTTTAATAACATATTGGCTCCGTTCTTCGGGACTGACGGGACAATGGATACCCATGCTGTTGCCGCCGGTCACTTGCGACCATTAGGGGGGTCTAGTCCTGAAGTTTTGCTCAACTTTGGAGATTCAGTAAAAGGAATTCCTGGAGGTGCAGGAGAAGATGCTACAACGGGAATAAACGGAACTTATCCTTTGTATATAGAAGCCTACCGTAGAGCAGCGGAGAGGCGCAATGTATTGGTTAGAGAATTTCAGTCTATAGATTGGGAGGCAATCCGGAGCTTATTTGGAGATGACAAAAAGTCCTCAAAAAAGATTGAAGAGATTGAAGGAATATGGAAAGATTATCAAGATGGCAAGCTCACTATTGAAGATGCGCGAGAGCGCACGTTTGATGCAGCAGGAGGATTCGATGATCCCGGCTGGGGAAGACGCAATAAGCGATTTGATGAAGAATACGGGGGTTCCACTTACCTTACGGAATTACCTCGACCTCGCTTGGACAGATCGAGACTTCAAGAAGAATCCCCTGGAGGCAGAGGAAAGGTCTATGATCCCAAAAAGCATAAGCCGGGAGTAAAAGGGCTTCAGTTCGCCCTGGATCCCAAAAAGGCCGAAGAAAACTTTGAGGCCAAGCGCAAGGGTCTGGAAGATGCTCGCAAGAAGAGTAGCGTCATTCAAAAAAATCTGCCCAAACTTCAGAAAGCAGCAGATAGGCTTAGATGGGAAAAGGGATATGCATTGTCACGTTTGCTTACGGGTAAGTATGATTTTCTAAATAGAATGAGTGAGCGGTTCGGTGGATCCGGACAAGTGGGAGATGTATTGCGTGAAGGAGAGTTTAATCAATCTCTAAGCGAGGCCGCGATTAAACAATATTCCAAGCAGCTTGATAGAGAGCTAAAGAGTTTGCTGGGAGTTTCTGCCTGGCGGTTTATATCTAGAAAGAAGAGACTCAACAAATTTAGTAGGGATTTGCATACAGTTGCTGCGCGATTAAACCCTATAGCTTTTAATCCAGATGGATCTTTTAAGTTTGAAGGGTTCGATCAACGAGTAGGGTTTATAACTTCTGATGAAGCTAGAGCCAATGAGGTTGGTGAAGATGGGATTATTAACATTGAGGGCAGAACTTTACGCCTAAAGCACAACAAGGAGTTGGATGGGTTTATCCTCATGGAGCGTTACACTCCTAAAGATCAGTCCAGGTTCTACCAAGAGTTTATGGCTGAGTATCCCGATTTGGGTATTTTCCTAAATAGGTGGATCGCTCCCGGTATGGAGAACGCCCGTCATGTGGGGCCACAAGGTGTAGAGACTCCTATGTTTAACCGGCATAGTCTGCACGATTTCTACAAAGGAACTGTTTACGGTGATCCAGGCAAAGTGCCTGGTTATACACCTGATGTAGTTAATAGAACGATAATGGAAGGAATGATCTGGACTGCCGTAAAGGCTATGTCCGGTAAGTTGCCTCACAAGCGGTATGGATTCTTGGCTGGGAAAAGAAGTTCGGCAAGAACAATAAAGACCGGGGCGGCTCGCGAGGAAGGCTTTTCATTGGACATGATTAAAGGATTCAATGTCCGGGCAATGGAAGCGCACATGGAGGACTCTCGGAGAGAACTTGCCTATAATCTGATTAAGGCAGCGACTAAACCAATTCCGAAAAAAGGCATCGTTCCTCAACATCACCTCCGAATAGACAAAGCACAGCTTAATACTTTGTTGAGGGGGCTGGTAGATACACTTGGTGTTAGGTCAGCACAAGGCACAACCTTAAACGATGTGTGGCGAAAGGCTGTCGAAAGCCAGGATCCCGGCCAAGTTTTATTGGACGAGGAAAGTGATGAGTGGAGTGCAAAAGAAAAAGCGATTATTGAGTTCTTGTTTGGAGAAAGGAATGCCATAGAGCTTCTTGGCAAGGATCGGATGATCGATAAGGAAAATTGGCAACAGTTGACCAATAGCATGGCTGATAGGGCATATAAGCATTGGTTGCTAGGTATACTAGAGCATAATGTGGGAGAGTTCACTGCCGGCTTATTAGTGCGTCCAGCAACCATTGCGTTCAACTGGCTTGCTCCAAATATCCAAGCAGCAACCAGCGGGATTCATCGTTTATTGAAAAGCGCATTTTATTTAGTTCCGGGGCCAGGAATGAGCTTATCGCGTTCTGAATATGAGTTACGAGCAGGACTAGAAACCTTACTTGGATTAATAACCAGACGCTCTACCGGATGGGAAGGAATTAATATGTTCTTACCCAAAGCGGATAAAGTAAGGGGTGCTTTAACTGCGGAGGATCACGATAAAGGGACGCTTGGCTTAATCAAGGAAGGGCAAATAGGAAAGGCCGTTAAGAGGGCTACAGACCGGCGCAGGGCGTATGGAGAAATTGTTCCTCGGGAAATGTTCAATAACACATCACTGCTGTCAGCATTGCAGGCAGGAGAAACCGATACCGATTCTGTATTAAAGAACTTGGCAAACTTCAAGCCTGGAACGGCGATTTTAGCTGCTGCTAAATTTTCTGAGATGGATACGACTCCAAAGCAGAGCTTAGTGTATGCTAGTTACAAAGCTCATGCTGCTATGGCGGCTAGAAAAGCAAAGGTTCCAAGAAAGGATAGGAAAAAGTGGGTTATAAATTACATGAAGAGGATTCCAAAGGAGAATCCAGGAGTGCATAAAGAGGCCTACAATACGGCAATGGCGTTCTTGTTTGATTACTCCAATGTCCCTCTCGTTATATCATCCAAAGACGCTGGGCAATGGGGCAGGATCCTGCAAAGAGGATTGTTCATGTTCTCTGGCTTTATTTACAACTACATAAAGCATCTGTATCAACTTACCCCAGTGCCTCTTCCCGGTGCTGCTGGAGCAAAGATATTGGCCGGGGCAGTTGGCAAGGGCAAAAAAGATCCAATGGGTGGAACTGAAGCCCGTAACGCCTGGGCATCTGCCGCCATGTTTGGACTTGGGTTATTTATGTTTATGAGGGGCAGCGAGGAAGAAGAAGATGATGAAGAGGGCAAGAGAAAGAAACGATATGCTCCACCGATGTTTGGTAGTGACTACGACATTGAAGGAGAAATTATACAAGATTGGTGGCTGGGAACCGGAGGTAAAATATCCGTAGATTCACTTGATGAAATATTCGGAACTAGTGTCGCAAACTCTGTCCGGGCATATCTGGAAGCCAACGGCGCGACTGATGCGGATGGCATGGAAATATGGTTAAGAGGTCGAGGACTCCCATACGTTCAGTATCTAAGTGCATTTGCAACTCTTGCACAAACTCTTCAAGGGAAGCGCAAGTGGAAGCAGACAGGTTCTCAAATGAAAGAATTGGCACTGGAGTTTGCTCCATCCGGGCCACTGCAGACTCTTGGTGGAGTCGTTACTAAATACAATGAACGCACTCCTTGGCGTTATAGGGTAGCGGATATCGGTTACGATGTATTAACATCCCGGATTATTCCTTCACCTCTACGCAAGTCTGCCCAGCAGTATGTTGATCCAACTAGACGCAGGAGCAAGGATTGGAACGGAGTCTGGGAAAACTCATTGCTGCAACATTTAAAGAGGTCTACTCCTTGGGCATCTAAGGAATTACCTCCAGCCGGTATTAATCGAACAGTTACGGTAAAGCCCGGAGAAGAACTACCCCCAGAACACGCTGCAAAAATTGCACAGCTTTTGGAAATGGGATACAAGCAGGAGACTGTAATGCAAGAGTATACAGATGCTGCCGGGGAAACGACTTATAAATATGTAGATCCGGAAACCATTACGGTAATATCTGATGGAGAGTGGATGCTTAATAACACGCTCCGACTCCAGGGAATAGACAAGATTGATCGAGTGCTTGCAAACTTGGGATTAAACAAGGATAGCATTGAGGCGATTCAGTCCAAGAGAGAACGCGCCGTAAGACTAGAGAAGATGGGAAGAGTCGTTAAGACGGCAGATATGCTCACTGAAAGTGAACTAATTAAGCTACAGGCATGGGATGCTTATCAAAATGGAGCAGATTTTGCTACCTTCTTGGAGCTAAAGCGTCAAAGAGATAAGGAGATTTTGGATAGGCAAATTAATCCGCAAACTCGCGTTATAGATTCTGCCGGTAATGAAACCCAAATTCGGCCCGATAGGTTTTGGAGCAAGAAGCAAACAAGAGAGCTTATAGAAAAACTTTTGGAAAGAGCGCCTAAAAACCAATTTGGAGAGTATCTTGACCCATACACCGGAGAAGTAATTGATATTACTGAACGAGGTAAGACTTGGCATTTAGGGCATAAGTCTGGTAGACCCTGGAAAGACATAGCTAACTTTCCTGAATATCGAGATTTGACTAAAAAGCAAATAGCTGAAATAGAGTTGAATCCAGACAACTATGTTATCCAGTCACCTTCTAGCAATATGGGTGATGGAGCAAGGTCGGCAAGGAGGCCAATCTACAAGCGGAAGCTACCGGAAGAGTGGAAGAAGCCCTAAATGCGCTCCTTCTGTTCTTCAATGATACCGAGCATTATCCTTTTGTAATAGGTATCGGCATCGACCCCTTCCTTGCGCTGAGTGCTGTTTTCCCAGCGCCGGTATAGAACTGCCCGAAGTCTTTGCGATGGAGTTCCGTTGGGGTGCATAGGAGGTTTCTTGGCTCCCTCATCCGTGGACATATCTTCCTTTGGGTCGCAACCATCCGGGGCAATAATGACCCTGGCTCTAACCCCCTGGAGGTCTATAAGATCATGGTATAGCTCTCTGCCACATTCTCTCTCAGTTGAGAACCGGAGTGTAGCGGAAAAGTCTTTTCGTCTTCCCACGGAGTCTACAGTGCAGTAGATATCGGCGGCTTTTGGTGTGTGTGCTTTGTCATTCATAATATTACCAAGAGCATGAGGGCAAGGCCTCTTCTCGTTCAACGCAAGCTCCGCATTTGCCACAAGGTCTTTTGCCTCCTTCATAGCAAGTCCAAGTCATCCCAAAAGGGACTTCAAGCTCCCATCCTATATTCACAATTTCTTTTTTGCTAAACGTGCAAAAAGGAGACAAGACTTCTAGCGGTGAAAGAACCGACCGCATAGAACGAATAAAGTCCTCCCGGCAATCCGGGTAGATTGCGTGATCCCCAGCATGATTGGCAATTGCAATAGCATCCATTTTGTTTGCAATCGCAATATTCGCAGCATAGCCAAGCATGATCATGTTTCGCCCCGGGACAATAGTTGCTTTCATGCAAGCATCCTCATAATGCCCATGCGGGATTTTTTCCGACTGGTGGACATTAGTGATGACTGCAGGCTCAGTGAGCGCCGACCCTCCCAGCCGGGGAAGATCTACAATTATATGTGATATACCTACGTCCTCGGCAAACCACCTGGCGCAAGATATCTCCTTGGAATGACGTTGCCCATAGTTGAATGATATGGCGGTTACCTCCTGGCCGGCATCCTCCATGAGATAATAAAGCAGGATGCTGCTATCAAGACCGCCGGATAGTAATAGTAAAGTTTTCATCGCAGGCAATTCCAAAACTCTTTGCGCTTCTCGACTAATGCCATCGTTCCCAAGAAGACGGGTGTGACCATCTCTCCGGGCTGTCGTATCCCCCTACACTGCTGACAGGTATGCCGGCCTTTAAGGACAACAGCAACTCCCCTTGGTCGCACCTTTGTATTAATAGCCTCTGCGATTTCTCCAGCTAACTTCTCCTGGGTCTGAAACCTTCTGGAATAAACATCAACGGTTCTAGCGAGCTTGGAGAGGCCAACGATCTTACCATCCGGGATATAAGCCACAGTAGCAGTTCCGAAGAAAGGGAATAAGTGATGTTCGCAAAGTGATGCAAACTCTATTCCCTGGCTAATTACCATGTCAGTATGCTCAAGATCAAACTGCACATCTAATCCTGGATCTTCAATGTAGCCACTGACCATCTGGGCAATTGCCAGCTGCCATCTTTCTATTGCCCCCTCTGGGGTATTATCAGGTATAGTTATAGGACATTCCATGTTGCTTTGTGTAGTTGAGTTGAAATTTTCCACTCAGGATTGGCCAGACATAATTTAATGCAATGCTGGATGTTTGCCTGAATGGGTGAATTGCCATCAAAGATTGGTGAAAGGAAATAGTGTGAGGCCTTGACCTTGGGTTCCGGGATAGATGGTTTGCCGGAATGCCAGGGATAGCGCAACTCATCAACGCCATTTGGGAAATTCCTTGCTAGGATGTGTTCGGCTACCTTGGGGGAAACCGTTAGATGATCAACATGGAAGGGGACAGGATGCATCCCGTTTGTCTCAATGGCTTGCTTATACCCGGCAGCCGAAAACCCATGAACGATGTCTCCGGTAAGCTGAAGCATTGGTTCTCCCCCTGTCCAAACTATGTATTTACAAGGCCATGCGCTGATCTTCTCCAGGATTTCCTCCTGAGACATATCCTTCCCGCTCTCAAATTCGGTATCACAATACGAGCAGGAGAGATCACAGCCGGATAACCGGATAAAGATCGATGGCGATCCAGACCTATATCCCTCGCCTTGGAGCGAGTAAAAGATTTCGTTTACTCGCATAATGGTAAGTCTAGTTGAGGACGTTCTCCTCGCCCACTTTCCTCAAGGTAGCGGATTAATCCTCCTATTTGAGCCTTGCATCCTCTGAACCATCCAGTCCCATCACAACTCTCTGCACCGGCATCATGCGCCATCCAAAGTAGCTTATAGGTATTTACTCTGCCAACATGAACTCGCGGGAAATTTGCAGTCCAGGATTTAAGGTTGCGCCATTTCCATGTCGTTGTCCCACCAACAAATATAATATCCGGGGATTGATCTAGTTGCTTCACATCTTTTGGTTCCATCCCATCCTGAACAGCAAGTGCCAGTGGAACATCAAAAGCCTGTATTATTGGGCTATGATGATGCCATTTATTCAATGTAGTTTCTTTGTCACCTATCGCATCCGGGACAACGACCCATAGTGGTTTGTATGCTGCGTATTGTTCTAGGGTGGAATAGAATGGATGCTCATCCCAATCCCGGCCTCCTGACCAAGCCCCGTATACTCCGTTGTCCAATGCCCAGGGATTATCCTCTTTGGGTTGCTTCATGTGGTCAGGGTTGTGAAGATGCCCAAGTTGGTTCGGGAATCTCCCAAATAGAACACCGGCATCAAATCCATAGTTACTAGAGGGCATTACGATCATAGCTGAATGAAGGCTCCACAGGTATCGGTTTCGCGGATCTCAATTCGGGACAACCCCGGAATCTCCCCACTAATGTAATCGGCAAACCATTCAGCCAGGTTCTCACTAGTGGGGGATGGCATATGGTCATTAAGGTTGCCATGATCCAGTTTTTTAATGAGAGGCTCTACAACCTCCTTGATCCGGGCAAAGTCAATCACCATACCGTTACCATCACGCGGACCGGTAACCTCAACCCGGAGCTTGAAGTTATGCCCATGAACTGTCGAGCATCTATGCCCAGGTATACAGAGACTATGGGCAGCCGAAAAGTGGAACTCCTTAAATGCGGTTATCATTGTTCCTCGTTAGCTACATAACCTTCCTCATGCCAGAACCCCTTACCGCCACCAGTGGGGACTACATCGAATTCTCCGCTTACTATTCCACGCATAATAGCTACCGCTGAAGAACGAGTGTGATGAGGAGGATCACCCTTTAGGTCAAATGTTTCAGACATCATTTGGAGAATCCGGATAGCGTTGGAATCTTTTCTGATGGTTTGAAATACACTAGCCACATCATTAATCTTGGTTTTTGTTTTTTCCATTTTATATATTTTCTCTTCCTTTGAGTTTGTGTGTTTTTGCGAGGTCACTAATTGCGCTACGTCTGGATGATCCATATCCGCATGGGTCGTGACTCCCTTTTTTTGATACTATAAATTTGCAGATAGAACGGGTTCCATACCAGGCGACATATCCATCGTCATCACTCATGGTGTGAATCTTATGCTGTTCTATGAACTGTTGAAGTTTACTCTTGGTCATTTGCACTATTGGTTGATACCCATGATTGGATACGATTCACCAATGTGCGCTTTGATTCAAATGATAGAGCAATAAGAATGCCGGCAAGGTCAGGATCTAAATCAACGATCTCTTTTGCCAACTTATGAGGGTCGGTCATTGTTTTGAGAGAGGGCTGGAGTGTTCAATGACAGGGTCAAATACAATGCTAAAAATCCCCGTGTTCAAGGATCTCCCTTGACTCTAGTCTCCAGCCCTCAGTTAAGTTTAAAATGGGATGTCGTCTTGAGCAACTGCAGAGTTAACAGCAGAGTTGGTAGTCTCAGTCTCAACATTATTACCGGGGATGGAATTGTATCCTACCCCTTCCTTTTGTGCGTCAAGGATTTTGAAGTCCTTGGCATTGCCGATGAAGGGTAACTTTAACCCGGCATCGCGCTCCTCCTTTGTGGAGCTTTGAACAGCAGCATGGGTATTGCCATACTGGTCATTGCTGGTTTCTATCAGCGTGATGTTGGCGTATGTCCCTTTTTTACCTTTGTAAAACCGGGACTTGTCCAACTTCGTTACGTCTATGCTCAGTGTTATCATAATCTTTAAGGGTGATGGGGATGCCCAAGGGGAAAGATAAAAACCCTTGGACACCCCCTCTCTCTGTTCACTATGCAGTTATTCCTGCAAGTTCAGTTCTCATTTGGAGAACTAAATTCCAAAGCAAGTATCCTTCGTCGCTTAACGACTGCGTGATAACTTTTTCCGCCCACTCATAAAGTGAATCTCGTTCACTTTCGGAGAGATCCTTTAGAGGAGTTCCTTTGAGAGTCGTAGCTTTCCTCCAGGCTTCCTCTTCTAACTGAGGTGGAGTCCTATCTTCCTTTAACGACACTTCATCTAGATATGGGTCATCGACCCCTTTACCTTGATAGACTGACAAACCAATTCCAATAAAGCTGGATGCTTTGGAGATAAGGTTGGTCTGAGCCTTTTTCCTGGCTTCAGCGATGTTGCCTTTAAACACTCGGGCATCACCGATTGCCGGCACATTGCATCGCTTGTCATCGAGCTTATACCAAAGATTGCCAGAAGCTGCCAAGTTTGAACCATCTGGAGACAAATCCCAGCTAGTTACTTTTACTCCCCAGCCAGACCCACAGAGGCCAAAGACTTGGGTTAATCTACTGACGATATGATAAGCATCAATTACCGTCATTTTGCGACCTCCGAGCTGAAGGTCTTTATACGCGCCTGGAGGCAAAGGCCTTGCCAGACTGTGAAACAATTCATTCTGATCCATGTGTTTACAATACAGTTACAATTAAGACCGGGACAATCTGAGCTTCCCGATCAGTAAATAATGTTGCTCAGACAGGGGGTATCTAAAGCAAAAGCAGTTTCGAGTCAAGAGAGATTTGCTAGGAAGTCTCAGCTTCTAGAACAGGAGCATCTTTTTTGGTCAAAGCTCCACGCTCTACGGCGGCCTCGACCCTTTGTAGGACGATGTTGTAGGTATCTCCCCCAGAATCCACCTCTTCCTCTCTTTGCCGGTCTATACCAAATATCTTGGCTCTACGATTCAACGCGCTAAGTATTTGCCCAGCAACTGCTGAGTCAGCCCTATAGTTGCCCTCGCGATCCTCATAGATTAGGTGATCTTGAAGAACTGTAATTAATTTCCCGGTGGTATTAATTTGGAACGCTACCTCAGAATCGTGTAGTTCGGTGATCTCATCTCGCGTAAGAGTGATGGCGTGTTGAAGATATCGTGACACTTGAGCCTGGGAGACTCCCAACGCATCAGCGATTTCTTTGCCAGACTTACCCTCGCTATTAAGTTTGGTTGCCTTCTTAATAGCTTGAAGCATCTGAAGCTGAGTGCTACGAGATCCATGCTGTTTGGCTGTGGCAATGACTTCCTTGCCGGCAGCTTTTCTAGCGGCCTGCCCTTTGGGTTTACTCATCAGAGCCTGGGTTTGGATCTTCTCCAGAACACGCAAATGATAGCCATTGGTCATCCCCTAAAACCCTATCCACATCAACTGTGGCTCCTAGTTCCATAGCCCGGACAGCTACCTTAAAGCCTATAGAAAACATTCCGGCAATCATGCACAACTCACGCTTTTTGACCCCCATCTTAGAGAGTTCCTGCTTCCCCACTTCGGCATAGATATCATCCCTACACGCTCCAGCTAGGATGCCGGCAAGATTATCCAGTCGCGCAGAGGTAATTGGGATGTCTGGAAGAGTTGGTGAATTACCCTTTTTGGCTTTTTTAGGCATACTTACTATTACTTGAAAATTGCTCAGATCAAAGCAAATTTAAGCATCATGCAGACATCTGCCCTTTCTTTTTCATCTGACGAGCAGAAAGCTCTCTACCTCAAGCATATGGCCGAGCATTGCTCAAGCCAATTTAAGCGCCTTCAAGGCAAGCTGTCATCTATCCACAAGAGGATGGACAAATACGCTGCCGAGCTTGGTGGTGACTTTCGGCATCGGAGAACCGGTAGGGCAACAGACATTGACGTTACTGGAGGCGTGAACTCTGCCGTATTTGAGCGATCCAACTTGTCCCTGTCGCTCACTCGCGGTCAAGTTCGCTACATCGTCAGTAAGAGCTTTGACGAAATGTTTGGATCTAGACCGTGGTTGGCTGTCCGACCTATAGGTCTTCAGGATACCGACAAGGCAAGAGATCTTCAGAAATATGTTGAGTATAAGCTAGGAACTCCCGGTGCAATGGTAGAGCCATCGGTAAAGGACGCTTGTGTAAGCGCCTGGGGGGCTGGATATGGGGTGCTAAAGACAAGTTACAATAGGAGGGTGGAAGAATATGATAAGGTAATATCTGCCGTAATAGATCCGGCGAGTGGGGAGCCTATTAAGGATCGGGATGGTAAAACAATTACCGAAGAGCATCCTAGCCACATTGATGAAACCTCCGGCGGGACAGTGTTTGACGATGATCCGGAGGGTCGCGTATTTGAAACTCCACTTTATGAGGCTATCACAGAACCAGACGTTAAGATTAAATATGAAGGCCCGGAACTAGGATGCGTTCACTATGGAGACTTTGTTGCCGACCCAGACCGCCCAACGCTGGAAGAGTGCGATTTTCTAGGTCATCACCAGGCATGGACAGTTGGGGAGCTAAAGTCTCAATTCGGTTTGGGACTAATTGATCCCGATACTTATGAGCAGATTTTGCAAACTGCCGGACTTAATAAGACTAAATCTTCAAGAGATAGCCAAGGGTCAAAGGGACAGCCACCAAGGGAGCAAGAGCTTTGGGGCAAACGCGAGAACGCTGAATTCATTAATGTCGTTGAGTGTTACTTTAACTATGAACGGCCAGCGGAAACTGATGAGGCATCCGGAGATGATAGGTCTGGGACTCCGGTAAAAATGTATGCATTGGTCGCCATTGAGTCACAAGAGATCATCTGGGCAGACTACTTGGGCAACGTCACACCAGAGGCTGAAATCCCATTCTCCATAGTCACATCAGACAAGCAGCCCAATTCATGGGTTGGAATCGGGTTCCTCCAGCGGTTTGATCAGGAGCAACAGTTTATCGATGAGTGCTTCAATCAGATCAAGGTTCGTAACGATTACGCATCGAATCCAATTGTGGTGATTGACCGTAAGGCTTTCCAGGAGGGTGATACCGGTAGACCGTTTGAATGGGGGCCGGGACTTCATAAAGAGCTTCGGGGAAACAATGTTGCTCGCGAGGCGATTGAGATTATGACGCTGCCTTCAATCGAGGGTGAAACCTGGCGAATGATGGAGACTGTCATGCAGATGGTCACTCAAGATTCCGGGGTTTCCGGTGCTGCTCAAGGAGATCTTGGAACATTGCCCCAGATGAATACCGCTACCGGCGTGAAGCAAGTCCTGGGGCATGGATCAATTCTTAACAAGTGTTCCATCCGCGAGGTTCAACGTGGAGTCGAGGAGGCAATAGGTAAGCTAGTTCGATTGATGTTAATGAGCATGAATGCGACTGAGACAATACATTTCTTTGAAGGGGACAATGAAGTCGAAGCCATAGTGAATCGGCAAGATTTTTCAGCTTTGGCCTTAGATGTCCGACTTAATCTGACCCGGTTTAATCAAGACGAAGAGCAGACTCGACTAGCAGCGGTGGCATCTACGATAGAACGCTTTCTTCAAATTCCTCCATACGCTATGAACAAGTCTCGACCAGTATTCATTGACCAATTGAAAACATTGGGAGTTGAGGATGCCGAAGATAGGCTTCCAACTGTAGAGGAACTGATGCAGTTCAACGCTATGGTAGCTCCCCCGGAAGAAGGCCAACCGGCTCCTACGGATGATGCTCCAGCTACCTTGACAGATATGGATCAAGCGGAGGCAGCTGCTGAAAGCGCCGAAGACATGGTTAGAGAAGCTGAACAAAGCGCATAATGGCTAAAGTCACTGCACACGATGCTCGGCAGGCAGATAATCTCCGAGCTAAAATCCTGGCGATGACCGGGATGGATGGATGGGATGTAGTTGCAGATGAGATCAACTCTTTTATCGAACGAGAAAAAGAACGGATTGAAAGTCTTACATTAGATGATCGCGAGAACCTAATAGCTAGATCCAGGCTGTCAGCCTTCAAGGATGTTGCTGATATTCCCGGTGACTTGGTTCGATCAGCAGACAGAACAATTGATGCTTATGAGGCCAAGGAAATTGCGGAAGTCTTGGCGGATTGACGAAATGCTTAACATTTGCTAAGTTTCCAATGAAAACTCCCTTTTGGATCCGCCATCAGCGGAAATCGAACCCATTAAAAGTCAGACCTTTAATTATGAATGCAGCAATCAACTGGGCCAGGAAAAAGCTCTTAGAGGCACTTGCCTCATGGAAGACCACGATATTGGGCGTTGCCTTGCTTCTGGAGGCCTCTGGAGGTCTTGTGAGCGCAATCCTTGACCAAACCACTGCCTTGGAGCTGGAGAGCTTACAGGGGCGTTGGGAGGTCATTGTGGGGGCATTCGGACTAATCATGGCTCGGGATAATACTACTCCGTCTGAGAAGGTGGCAGCAGCTCAAGCTAAAAAATAAAACCATGAAGAAAAAAGCACCATTATTAATCATTGCCCTTGTCGCATTGTTGTTCCCTAGCTGTTCCTTTAATGAGGGGCAGGAGCCTCTTGCCGGGGCATCAGCCGTAGTCGGATCCCGTTCTGTAATTGGCGGAGAGGTCGATGTGTTCGGTTGGCGAAGAATCGGAGCTGGTATCTGGATTCAAAAACCTTCC